AGGTCGTAGAGCTATGCCTGTGTATAGTGGAAACCTTAAGGATGAACCTATAACTTTTGCAAAAAAGGAGATTTCCAAAGTGAGAGTTTTCTGTAGTTCGCCTATGGATCATACTATAGCTGTTAGACAGCATCTTTTAAGTTACACTAGAGTTGCTCAGAATAATCGTTTTATTTTTGAGGCGGCTCCAGGTACTATTGCCCAATCGTATGAATGGTCTGAAATTTATGATTATTTAACAACATTTGGAGAAGATCGCATGGTCGCTGGAGATTACAAAGCTTTTGATAAACGTATGCCTGCAGAAATTATACTGCAAGCTTATGATATTATTTATGAGTTATGTAAAGCCTCCGGAAACTATACAGATGATCAATTGAAGGTTATCCAGGGGATCGCATATGACACTGCATTCCCGCTAACAGATCTTAATGGAGATCTTATTGAGTTCCACGGATCTAACCCCTCCGGTCATTCCTTAACAGTCCATATTAATGGATTAGCAAATAGTTTATATATGCGCTACTGTTATTATGTTTTAAATCCTAAGAGAGAAGTTTCTTCTTTTCAGGATAATGTTAAGCTGATGACCTATGGTGATGATAATATTATGGGTGTTTCTAGTAACACCCCATGGTTTAATCACACCACTATACAACAAGTGTTAGGTGATGTTGGTATAACATACACAATGGCTGATAAAGAAGCCGAGAGTATCCCTTATATTCACATCAAAGATTGTTCTTTCCTTAAAAGAACATGGGTCTATGACAATGATGTCAAAGCCCACCTAGCACCACTGGAGCATGATTCTATAGAGAAAATGCTTATGATTGGAGTAGAATCGAAAGCACTCGAGGAGGAGGAGCGAGCTTGCGTGGTAATTGAATCCGCTTTAAATGAATATTTCTTTTATGGTAAAGAAGTTTTTGAAGCAAAGAGGAAAATGTTACTACGTGTAGCCAAAGAAGCAAACATTTTAGATGTTGCTTGGAAATCCACGTTTCCAACGTGGTCAGCGTTAGCTGAGCGTTTCTGGGATAATTCTCCTAAAAGCGCACAGGCTTTGAGACCAAGTCTGAAAAACCAAAAGTCTTCGATAAGTACAGTTACTGTTCCTGAGCATGAAACTTTGAATTTAAAAGTTCAAGGAAAGCATGGGTGCTTGTCGAGTTATAGCCAGAGCGTTCCTCAAAATCCTTATTTAGGGATTGTGGTGGTGCACAATAATTCAAAGTTACGTTGTTTCCAAATGAGTGTAGGAAACAAAAGAGTCAACTCACTTGCTTCAATTAATGAAAAGAACGGAATTCCATCCTCGTCAAATGGAACCGGAAAAGACGACGAACAACAACAATTTCATATGGTTGATGAAACTCAAGGGGAAATTGTTGGACAAAATGTACGGATTCCTAGCACTTTTAATTCTAAAGTGTCTAGAGCTGCGGGCTTCTCCAATTTTTTGGAAAGACCTGTCCTTATTAAGACCATCACATGGCCAGAGGGTACTAGAATTGTCGCGGATGCCGCCTCGCGCGTGTATCCATGGTATGAATTTTTTAACCACCCGGCTATCAAAAAGAAAGTAGATAATTTTTATCTTTTAAGGTGTAAATTACACTTAAAGATTATGATTAATGCTTCCCAATTTTATTATGGGTTAGCTATGGCTTCTTATAGGCCTCTTCTGATTTCTGATGCTGGTGGTGGTCAATTAGGTGACGGACAAGGACCTATTGTTGGGTATTCTCAACGTCCTTGCGTTTACCTAAGTCCAGGTGAAAATAAAGGTGGTGAAATTACACTCCCATTTGTTTATCACAAGACTTGGCTAGATATTACGTCAGCTGATGACCTTAATACTATGGGTGAACTACAAGTACTATCTATTACGGATTTGCTCAACGCAAATTCTGTTTCAGGTACAGGTTCTACCATTCGTATTATGGCGTGGGCTACAGATTTAGAGTTACATACTCCTACTGTTGAACTTGCTGTTCAATCTAATGATCAAACACAAGATGAATACAAGAAGAGTGGTATTATTTCTAAGCCTGCTTCAGCTGTTGCTGAATTTATGGGTGGAATGGGAGACTGGCCTGTCATAGGCGAGTTTTGCACGGCTTCATCCATTGTTGCTAAAGGTGTTTCCTCTGTCGCATCCTGGTTTGGTTTTACCAATGTTCCAGTTATCGACGATGTAGCACCGTACAAAAGTCTACCTTTCCATGCTTTCTCTTCATCAGAGATTAGTGAACCTATTGATAAACTAACTTTCGATCCTAAGAACGAAGTTACTATTGATAATAGGGTTACTGGATATTCTGCAGATGACGAATTGTGTATTACAAATTTTGTCGGAAGAGAAGCTATTATTGGAGACTTTAATTGGCCAACCACGGGAACGCTAGATCAAATGTTATTTTGTTCACGCGTTGTACCTTGGATGGCAGTTCAAGAAGGTGGTTACAATGCATTGCGCATGATGGTCACACCTATGGCTTTAGCCTCTACCATGTTTAAGTATTGGAGAGGAGATATCGTGTATCGATTCCGTATTATCAAGTCGCCTTATCACAAGGGACGTATTAAGATTACATGGGATCCTACTGGTGATATCCAAGCCATCACGGACACTAATACTACCAATTTAACCAAAATTGTTGATATTGCTGAAGAAGATGATTTTACGGTAAGAATTCCATATTCCCAGCCTACAGATTATCTTTCTACAAAGCGTTTCAATAACATTGTGAACTTTGGTGCTACTTCATGCCCAGCAAGAGTGCCGGGTGAAGACAATGGTTTGTTAACTGTGAGAGTCTTTACGGAACTCACTACAGCTAATGCCATTGCACCAGTAAAATTGGTTGTTTCTGTGTATGCTGCTGATAATTTTGAATTACAAAATCCTGTGGATCTAGAACAAAATTTTTCAGTGTACGATATTCAGAGTAACAATTGTAAATTGGAAGTACAAGGTGATGATTATTACGATAAACCACGTGCTCTAACTGAGTACGTGATGGGTGATAATCCACCTGAAATACCTCGTGAGTTGAGTCTCATTTATAGTGGTGAGAAAGTTGTCTCTTTCAGAACCCTATTAAGACGATCGAGTTTATCAAGAGTAATTACATTACCCAATGATACAACTTCGAATTGGACAAGATTCTTCTCCAATATGTCGAGGTACCCACTCTATTATGGATACGATCCTGAAGGAGTGAACACAGCAGTCTCATTGATTGCTGGGCCAAATGCACCTTTTAATTATTGTAGCAATATTCCTTTTAATATATTAGGAGCTTGTTTCATTGGTTCAAGAGGCGCTGTCCATTGGCATTTTAATATGGACACCCCGGAGTATGTTAATACTCTTGTGGCAAAAAGAAATTCATTCGATGGTTTAACTGTCGGTAATTACTACGCCACCAGAACAGCAACATATGTTAGTCCGGATCAAATGGCGCGTGACCTTATTGTAGGTACGCGTAATCCTGGAGCAGCTGGTATGTCTCTTGTTAATCAAAAGACACAAACTGGTTTGTCCGTCTCCGTGCCTTACTATAGTAAGTATAGGCTACGTACTAATTCCACGAGTTCTCGAACTCTTGGAAGAACGTATGACGATTCAAACGTTGATTTAGTCAATGTTTCAGGGTGTTTCGTGCCTGTGATAGGTGAAAATCCACGAAACACAAACTTGTATGAATACTTTTCAGTTGGTACAGACTTCAATTTCATTCACTTTTTGAATGTACCACCTCTATATGAGGTGTCGAATGTCCCCAACGCAGCTTAGTCCTTGAATAGGATAAGCTTGTATTCGTACATGTAAATTCCTGCTGTACAGCGGTAGGTATGCATATAATACTTTTTGGTTTTATAGCATAGGATAGTATTCCACTTTAGTTTACACCCTTTAAATAGGGAGGCCACCGAGGTGAGGTTCATTTTTAATGTTCTCTAGGATACTATCCTAGGGATCATCCAAGGATCTCGGAGTTGTAAAGTTTTAAGTGTGAATAGCTG